GTAGGTGACATTCAGGAAAAACTAACGGATATAAACAGCCCACCAAATGCACCTGCTACAATTGCAAAAAAAGGGTCTAGTAACCCTTTGATTGATACAGGGGGGTTGCGTCAAAGGATCACATACAAGGTGGTGAGACGTTAATGCCTGAAAAAATGCTGTTTGGTTCTGTCATCCAATCGCAAGGGGTGCCTTTTATTGCCCATATGCAAGGTAAAGGTGACTATGTTGACGGAGAATGGGTTACGGGGCAAGAAATACCTAAGGAAATGACAGGGATTATTTTGCCTCTCAGCAATGATGATTTAAAGTATGCGGAAAACGGCACATATACAGTGAAAGAAAAGAAACTACTAACCATAGATCAAATACCAGAAGGTACTAAGGTAGAGTATAGTGGCCAAAACTATACTCTTCAAGCTTTTAAAGACTATTCCGTATATACAGACGTCAATATATATTTGTTGAGGTGGCGTGAGAAATGAATTTAATGAAATTAATCCGCAACGAGATAGCAACTGATAGGTTTTTAAAAATTATTCGTGCTGACCAGACAGGAGATATACCGACATTACCTTATGTTACTTATAAAATAATTGGTGATCGAAAAGGACAAGGAAGGGAAAATATTTCTCATGTAGATCAACCAGATTCTTTAATTGAAAAACGGACACAAGAACGCAATTTTACGATTTCATTTAATACGTACGGAACTTCGCATGATAACGCTTTTGAAGTGGCTTCACAGCTTCGAAAGTGGTTTGAAGGGCGAGGTTCTTTCTTTTTGGATGGATTAGGGGTAGCAGTTGTTAGTATTTCAGAAGTGGGAAATAGAACAACTTTTCTTGTGGATGCCTACGATGAAAAATGGGGATTCGATGTGATTATTCGATACAACGAAACAGAACAATATGAAATTGATTACTTCGATAAAGTCGAATACGAAATAACAATAGAAAGAGAGTGATGGTATGGCTGCATCCGATAAATCACGTTTTGTAGAGGTTAATATTACACGTGAGACCAAGCCAGTTGCAGAGAAAGGTTTTGGATTGCCTTTGCTTCTAGCAACAAATAAAGATTTAGGTTACAAGGTCTATACAGACATTTCCGAAGTAGCGGAGGATTTTGCAGAAACAACAAAAGAGTATAAATTAGCTACACGTATGTTTGGCCAGTCTCCAAAAATACGAGAGTTAGCTTGTTATGGAACCTCCTATGTTTCAGGTGCCGATGATGTTACAGCTTTGCCGTCCGCCTTAAACGATCTTGTGAAAACTAATAACGATTGGTTTTATCTTGTATCAGTAGAAAGCGGTGATGCAGAAATCAAGGCGTTATGTGAATGGATTTCAACACAAGAGAAAATTTATGGGGTTACGACAAAAAATATTGCGTTAACAGAAGAATTGAAAAATAAATATGAAAATGTTTTAGTGTCAGTGCACGATGATGAACATGCTTACCACGCCGAGGGTTTGATTGCTTATGGTGCTCCACAGGTAATTGGTTCTTTTGTCTTAAGTCATAAGCAAGTCAATGGTGTTAGTGCTGCTAAGTTATCCAATGCAGAAATTAATACAGTGATCGCAAACAATGCCACGACGTGTATAAATGAAATGGGATGGCTGATTAATGCAAGTGGCAAGGCTGTTGGCGGAGAGTATTTAGACGTGATTCAAGCTGACTATTTCCTTCGTGCTAGATTAAGAGAAGATGTATTCCAAAAGTTAGCTACTGTAAAGAAAATCCCTTATACAGATGCAGGGATAGCACAAATTGTAGCCATAATGGACACTCGATTCAAATCAGCTTATAGACAGGGGATTATCGCAGAAGATGACAATGGTGAGCCAGATTATCAGATTACATTCCCACGCCGTAAAGATATTCCAAAGAACACAATTGCACAACGAATCTTACCAGATATTAATTTCCGTCTAGTGATCGCAGGCGGGGTGGAGAAAGTACAAATTAATGGTGTATTAACACTGTAAGGAGGCTTTTTAATGAGCGTACACAATTTTAAGAATACACAAGCTGTAGTAGCAGGCAATATTTTGACCGGCTTCGCAGATGGAGACGCAATTTCAGCAGAGCCAAACGAGGATAAGTGGACACAAACTGTCGGTGCGGATGGTAATGTCACATGGAATGAATCAAATAATGAGACTGGTACATTTACATTTAAATTGAAACCTGAATCGGCATCTGTACCTATTTTGTTGCAGCTTTATAAAAGTGGTGAATCATTTGATGTTATGTTACACGATACATCGTTAAACAAGCGTGTGACAGGGGAAGATTGTCGGATTCAAAAGTTGCCTCCATTTACTCGTGCAGAAGAAGTAGAGGCATTAGAATATGTAATTTTAGCAGCACATTATAAGGAGGACTAAATATTATGGCATTTCAAGCAAAAACAAAAGAATATGAATCTAAAGCAGGCAACAAATACACATTTCAAAATGTGATGAACTCAAAGCAAGCTGAAATCATGGATGAAGGAACAAATGCAGTAGGGAAAGTTCTTAATACAAAAATGATGCCTTTGATGCTTCAACATGTTGTTGTTAACCCTGCAGGGCTCACAATGGATGATTTTGAAACATGGGCTGAACTGGAAGAAGTAACGAACGCCGCCTTTTCCTTTCTTCGAACAGGACAATAAAAAAATGAACTTTGCAGGGGTGAAAAACATCCCTGCTCGTCATATAAAAAAAGTGAAAAGTAACTTATGGCCCTATATTGTAGCCAAAGAGTATGGTTTAGACCCGCAAATCGTTATGTCATGGGATAACGAGAGTATTATTGATGCCCTTGCAGCACTAAAGGTGATGGGGGTGATTAAATGAGTAATACATTGCGTGATATGTATGTTGGAATTAACTTTCGTGATGAAGCTTCTGCTACCTTACAAGCAATAAATCAAGCTATGGATAACATAGAAAATGGAATATTAGGTGTTGGACAAGGTTTAAATCATACAGCTCAAGGCTTTACTCATTTCGGGCAAACAGGTCATACTGCTTCACAGCTTGTTTCAAGTGGATTAAATAATGCTGAATCAGAAGCTGACCAATTAAATCAAGAAGTACAACATGTTAGCAAAACGTTAAATGGTTTTAAATCAATGATGCGTGGTCTTGTAGGAATTGTTGCAGGTGTTTTTGCTGTTAATAAGGTGAAAGAGTTTGGATTGAGCGCAATCGAGGCAGCCGCAGGTTTCCAAGCTATGAATGCACAGTTTGACCAAGTATTTACTGGAATGCAATCTACAGCAGATGAAAATTTAAATAAAATTGCTAAACAAACCGGAATGTTACCGGAAAGGCTAAAAGGCAGTTTTACTCAAATAGCAGCATTTGCAAAGACGACAGGTGCGGATACTGCTGAAGCACTATCTTTAACCGAACGTGCAACTTTAGCTGCTGCTGATAGTGCAGCATTCTACGACCGATCTATTGAGGAAGTAATTGAAAACATGCAATCATTTTTAAAAGGAAACTTTGAAAATGATGCAGCACTCGGTATCTCAGCTACAGAAACTACACGTAATGCTAAAGCCAACGAATTATATGGTAAGTCGTTCATTAAATTAAATGAATCTCAAAAACAACTAACTCTAATGGCTATGGTTGAAGATGGGAACAAATTATCCGGTGCTTTAGGACAAGCATCACGCGAAGCAGATGCTTATGAAAACCAATTAGGGAATTTAAAGCAATCTTGGACGAATTTAAAAGGGAAAATTGGTGGCCCACTCTTACAACCATTTGTTGATGGTATGGCTTCTGCATCACAGTGGATTGAAAACCTAGATACAGATAAGTTGGTTGGAAAAATAGAGCGAGTGGTTTCTTTTGTGGGTACAGCTAAAGATACTTTCATGTCATTGGTTAATGGTTCAGGTAATGTATCCGATTTATGGCAAAACTTCGGTCTACCTAAAGAGACTAGTGATAATATCGCTTCATTTGCAGACACAATGAGTAGTACAGTGGCTGTGGGAATTGATGTTGCAAGTGTTGCCTTCGATGGTTTTAAAACTGGAATTAGTTGGCTTATACAAAATAAAGAATTAGTAATAGCTGCCACAGCGGGTATTGCGGGTGGTTTTGCTGTAATGAAAACAATCTCATTTGTAAAAACAGCATTAGATTTATTTAAAGCCAGTACAATTGCCTCTACTTTTGCTACCCAAGGCTTTAACGCAGCTTTGAGAGCTAATCCAATAGGAATGGTTGTGACTGCAGTCGGTCTACTAATTTCTGGAGGGATACTGTTATACCAAAATTGGGAGACCGTTAAAACAAAAGCTATACAACTATGGCAAGTTATTGATAACAACCCTATATTATCTTTTTTAGCAGGACCTATAAAAGGGTTGATTTCTGCAGGTATCACAATTTATAAAAATTGGGACACGATAACTAGTAATTTCAATAATTTCAAAAATGCTATCACAAATTTCAAATTGCCAAAATGGGTTTCTTCTATCGGCAGCACAATAGGTAAAGCTGCTGGAGCAGTAGGTAATTTTATTAGTGGTTCTCATGCTACTGGGCTTGAACGTGTACCTTATGACGGATATGTAGCAGAACTCCATAAAGATGAATCAGTTTTGACAGCAAATCAATCGAATATGTTACGTCGTGCTGGGATTTTAAGTCAAGGTAGTTCCGGTACTCCAGAATTAAATCTAGATAATAATGGCGGTTCTACTACAGGAGTACCTCAGGCTACTAATGTTGAAAGTGGAAACAACGCTTCTAATAGTGGTGGTGGACATCAATTTATTTTTAATATTTCAGGAACTAATGCAATCGATATTGGCAGAGAAGTACGCGAAATTATAAGCGATATTCTTGATTCAGAGATGCAAACAACGTAGGGGGTGAATGGAATGCCGTACATTAAGGATGTATTAGTCGATGTAATTACAAAGATATCAATGCCTGAATCCTCTACTACTACTGACCATGCTCTTGAGGATGGTGAGCAAATAACTGACCATGTAAAAAGTAACCCTACATCCATTTCATTAACAGGTGTAATCCTTGATGATTCGGAAGCGAAGGTTTTAAAATTACGCCAATATCGTGAAAAAGGCACTATCTTTGATTTTGATTACATGACATCTTTAAAGCATGTGGTTATTACTGATTTTAGCCGAGACTATGAGGCTAAGATTAAAGATGGATATGCATTTACAATGACACTAAAACAAATAAAAGTGGCTAAAGTTGCTAAATTTGTTAGTGTGTCTATTCCTGTTAAGAAGCAAACGAAACCAGTAACTAAAAAAGGGCGCCAACAGACGAAAAAGACACCTACTACAACAACAAAAAACAATAAAGAAAAATACACCACACCACCTAAGAGTTCATCAAGTGGTGGTTGGGCAGCAATGGAGGGGCGTAAGTAATGGATGAATATATTGACATTGATAAAAATGAGATACCTTATTCCTTTGAAATAGAGTTAGCTGGTGAAGTATTTGAAATTGAAATCAATTACAATCAAACACATGATTTTTTCACTGTAGATTTATTCAAGGATGATGGTGTTTTGGTTATCGGAGAAAAACTAATCCTTAATCGCCCTTTGTTCAGAAACCATGTCAACATAGACTTGCCAAAAGTACAAATAATTCCTAAAGACCGAGCTAATTCAGCTACTCGTATTACCTACGAAAATCTGAACGAGACGGTCTTTTTATATGTGGTAGGTGAATCAGATGAGTAATTTATTTATGCGAAAAACTACATTTTTAGTGGGTGGCAGAAAAATTACAGATCCATTAACTATTAAATTTAGCGTACCTTTTGGTGATAACGATAAAGTGGATACCATCGACATACAAGTCTATAACCTTAAAGATGAAACGATAAATTCAATTTCAGCGAACAAAGTAGCTATTTTAAGTGCTGGCTATGTGGATGACCATGGGGTTATTTTTAGTGGCACCCTCAAAAAGAAAGAAACTAAATGGGAAGGTTTGGACAAGATTACAACTTTTAAGTGCATTGATTGCACATTAGACTATACTCGAGGTGTAATCAAGCGAACTTATGCACGGAATACTCCAGCATCCTTAATTTTAAGAGAACTGGCACGAGACGCAGGGCTTGCAATTGGTGATATCGACTTGCCAGTAGACTTTATTTATCGCTCTGGAAAGGCACTCAATGGGAAGATTAAGTTTCTTGTATCTGAAATAGCAAAAGATTGTAAGGCGAAATTGCATATCAATAAGGGGCGTATGTATGTACGTGATCGAGCCAAGGGTGACAAGGTTGGTTTAGATATATCAAAAGAAACTGGCTTAATTGATGAACCTGAGGAAATTGAAGAGGAAGTGAAGGACGAGAAAAAGTCCAAATCAAAAAATCCGAAGAAAAAGTTAAAGGGTTATAAAATTAAGATGTTGTTAAACCATAAAATCACTACAGATGTCATTATTAAACTAACTTCAAGAAAGGTTAGTGGTGTGTTTCGAGTATCAAAGGGTGAACATAAGGGAGATACATCTGGAACAGAATACTATACGGAATGTGAGGTGGTGCCAATATGACGAAAACATCAATAACACAATTCATGAGTGAAAATATTGAGGAAAATTTGATGAATTTGAATACATGTTTAATATGTGAAGTACTTGAAGTAGACATGAATTTGTATAAAGCTGATGTTCTTCCTAAAAATGACCCAGAAGCAACGCCAATTTTAGATGTGCCTATAGCATTTCATCAAACAGACCAATTTATTATTCAAATCCCCTACAAAAAAGGAGATAAAGTGCTCGTTGTGTGCTCACAAGCTGATATTGATCCCATTATGTTTGGTGGAGGAGAAGCTGCTAGTCGCTCATTTAGTGCTAACGACGCGCTAATAATAGGTGGCCTGAATCTTTTTAACACA